ATGGTATTGAGCAAAGCAGACGGATGCTGCCTAAATGCTGGTTTCATAAAAGTAATTGCAAAAAGATGGTAGAAGCGTTAAAAAGCTATTGTAAGCGATGGGATGAAAAAAATAACTGTTTTAAAAACAGACCGTTGCATAACTGGGCATCACATTATGCAGATGCTTTTCGTTATGGTTCAATCGTAGAACCTATTAATAGAAGCGATTGGAAAAAACCTATAAAAGTGAATACAGCATACATAGTATAAAATGGCAAAAAAAATCAAATATACACAAGATCCAGAATTAAGAGCCGTAATAGGCAAACAGATAAATAATGCTTTAGGATATTTGGGCGGACCTTTATCTGCATCCAGACAAAAATCTTTAGAATATTATTTAGGCGATAAATTAGGAACAGAAATTGACGGCAGATCACAGGTGGTGTCAACCGATGTTTCCGATACTGTAGAAAGTATGCTGCCTAATCTTTTAAGAATTTTTACATCATCCGATAAAGTAGTGCGTTGCGATCCAGTAACTGCGGAGGATGTTCCTATGGCAGACCAAGCGACAGCTTACTTAAACCATGTTTTTTATAAAGAAAACGATGGCTTTAAATTATTATATAATTTTTTCAAAGATGCCTTGATTGAAAAGAATGGATTTTTAAAAGTTTATTATGACGAAAGCGAAAAGGTAGAGCATGAAACTTATAAAAATTTAAACCAAGATGAATATTATGCGTTGATGGACACTAGCGATGATATTGAAAAAATTGACGAAGAAGAAGTTATAGACGAAAAAGTACAAGGACAAAACGAAGAAATTATAGCTAAAGCTGAAATAGAAATTTCAGACCCTGCACAATTAGAAATTATAAAAGCACAATTACCCAATCCAACTTTACATAATTGCACTTTAAAAAGAACAATTAAAAAAGGAATGATTAAAGTTGAATCCGTTACTCCGGATGAATTTTTAATTAACCGAAACGCTAAAACTATTGACGAAGCAGACTTTATTGCTCAAAGAGTTTATATGACTAGATCAGAAATAATCCAAATGGGTTATGACGAAGAAGATGTCATGCGATTGCCTACGGCTCAAGTATCTTTATTTCAAACCGAATCATTAATTAGGGAAAGACCAGTTAGTGCTTTTCCTATTGAAACGCCAACTGATAAGTCAACGGAGAAAGTTGAAATTTATGAATGTTATGTTCGTTATGACCATGACAAAGATGGCATAGCAGAATTAAGAAAAGTTTTAACCGCAGGTGTAGATGGTTCTTTTATTTTAGAAAATATGCCTTGCGATACAATGCCGTTTGTTTCGGTTACGCCAATCCCAATGCCACACAGATTTTATGGTCGTTCTATTGCAGAGCTAGTTGAGGATATTCAATTAATGAAATCAACTGTAATGCGACAACTGTTAGATAATATGTATTTAACAAATAATAATAGAGTTGCGATTATGGATGGTATGGTCAATATGGATGACCTATTAACGACTAGACCAGGGGGTGTCGTTAGAACGAAGCAACCACCAAACCAAGTGATGCAGCCATTACAAGCTCAACCGATTTCACAACAAGCCTTTCCTTTATTAGAATATTTAGATTCAGTTAGGGAAAGTAGAACTGGCGTTTCAAAACAAATGCAGGGATTAGACCCTGATACTTTAAATGCTAAAACAGCAACAGGTGTAAATACTTTAATGACGCAAACACAAATGCGTTCAGAATTAGTAGCTAGAATTTTTGCTGAAACAGGCGTTAAAGATTTATTTAGAAAAATGTTTGAACTAATGGTTAAATATCAAGATAAAGAAAAAGTAGTTATGATTCATAACAAGTATGTACCGGTTAAACCTACCGAATGGAGAGATCGTTTTAATGTTTCTGTAGTAGTAGGTCTTGGTACTGGTTCAAAAGAACAACAAATTATTATGTTGAATAATATTTTAGAAAGACAACTTCAAGCATTTAACCTACAGGGTGGAAAAGAATTTCCAATGGTTACATTACAGAATATGTATAATACATTAACTAAAATTATTGAAAATGCTGGACTTAAAAATGTAGAAAGTTATTTCACTAATCCTGAATTAGGCAAACAAATGATGCCACCTCCTGCACCACCACCATTAACTCCTATTGAAAAAATTGAATTTACTAGGATTGATGCAGAGAATAAGCGTAAGATTGCTGATTTGGAATTACAATACCAAGAACTATCACAAAAGAATCAAGAAATGCTTTTAGACTTTGAAGCAAAGATAAAAGATATTGCCTTGAAATATAATACACAACTTGATACAGCTAAAATTAAAGCTGATGCAGATTTAGATAAAATGATTATGGCAGATAATACAAAAATCTTGGAAAAAGCAGAAAAGTCTGCTAATATGTTTAGCGATCAATTAAAAGGAATAAATGGATCAAAAGGACCAGGCCAACAGGGAGAGGGAACTCAGCCAATCATCCCAG